GTGAAAGACTGCACCGTTTGGTGTGAATGTTGCGTTGTCAAGTTTAGGAGCAGGTTTGTTGTCTAGTAGATAATCAACGTCAACTGCAACCTCTTGAGGCATAAGTGTTTCTGGTGAAATGTTGTACTGCATGATAAGGTGTGGATACAGAGAGTTCAAGTCAAATGACATAACCCACTTGTGTTGTCCAACCTGTGGTTCTTTCACATAAGCACCCACATACTTTTCACCCTTAGACTTGTGGGAAGTCTTTTGTGGGATGACAATCTTCTTCTTGAGAAGATGGTTGTAGATTAGAACATCCCAATACTTCACAGACGTAAAGGAGTCAGAGATGTTGACTTTGGCCTCATACGTCATAGTGAGAATGAGGTCGATGAGTTTCATCTTGTCATCAAGTCTGTCAACTAGTTCAACGTCTTGAATGTTGTAGTCGAGGAAAGACTGATAGTCTTTTGTGTACCAATCACGAAAAGTCTCATAGGGATTTTCATCCTTGCGTTCACCCAACTCAACAAAGGCGATATGGTCAAGACGATAAGATTCTTGTGCAGAGTAAGTAAACTTACGATAGAGTTGAAGATAGTCAACCTCTTCAACACCAAGAATGTCATACACTTGGTCTTTACGTCCGTAACCAGAGTTCACCATACGAGAGTTCACAACACCCCAAGGCGAAAGACGTTTCATTGCGTCCTCACCCATCACCGATTTGATACGGTTACAGATATAGGGAATATCAAAGAACTCTGTGTTCCAACCAGTGATTACGTCTGGATGGTCACTTTCCCACCATGCAAGGAACTGAGCCAGAAGTTCACGTTCTGTTTGACACTTGATGTACTGGACATCTTCCCTGTCATTGTGGTAGTCATGCAACCCCCAAACCTTGATACGTCCAGTGTCATGGTTTTTGATTGTGATAGAGAGCATAGGCTCCAATGCTTGGTCTGCATTGGGGAAACCGTTCTCACACTCCACCTCAATATCAATCGTGACAATACGCATCTGCGAACTGTCGAACTGTATCTGTTTAGGATACTTTTCTGCAATGTAGGTATAAGGGAATTGCGTCAGTCCATACACAAGGTGAGGCTGACTTTCGTATGTTTCAATAAACTCTTTCGCCTCCTTGATAGAAAGGAACTGCATGGGATTGACGTTTTTACCGTCAAGTGTTTTCCATCCAGTGTCCTTTGCAACAGGAACATAGAGAGTGGGCTCGTACTTAACCTTGAAGTTAGAACGAACACCATTCTCTACTGCACGAACAAGTAGTTGATTACCCCACTGGGCAACGTGTGTATAGAATCTCATTATGTAAATATATCACCATTTTAGGGGAATGTCAAGAGAAAAGAGGCATTTGTCCTTCTGACTCAAAGTGTTGGTCGATTGCGTCAATCCTATCTTGTGCGGCAGCAATTTTATCCAGTTCTGCCTCTACTGCTTCTGCGATATCAGAGTGTTCACCGATACCAGCAGGGTTCTTTAGATATACTGCAATGTTAGCCTTATGTAGTGCAATGATACCTTCATTGTGTTTTCTTATTGCATCAAGTAGCATTATTTCTCACCTTTCATAGTTGTTAAAATAAAACTCTTCTGAGGATCTACCATTACATTCATTGTTTTCATAGCAAATCTATTCAGAAGAACATCAGTTCCCATATTACTTCTATCATCAAGGCCAAACATGAACTGATGACTGTGGCCCATGAATTCTGTATCCAACAACACAACAGGACGGGCATCTGTACCACCACCTGTTCGTGCCTTGTATTCTTTCTCAAGGTTAGTTGTGATTGTTTTACCGTTTAGTGTAAAGGTAATCTTCTTACCATTTATCTTAATATCTTCAGCGTGTAGAACTGAGAGAGCGCTATTTCCTGTATCGAACTTAGTCTCAATCTCACCGAATGGTTTTATTTCGACCATCTCATGGTATCCACATCTGATAGGAACAGTATATCTTTTATCTTCATCTTGATAGTGTTCCAAAACTTCTTTTGCAATACTCAAACCAGAGTTTGCTTCTTCAATCCCATCTGTGCCTGGCGAACTGTTTACTTCTAGGAAATAAGGTTTACCTTTGTATGGGATAAAATCAACTGCAACAAAGTCACCGTCAACAGCCTTTGCGGCAATCATACAATCACGAATCTCTTCATCAGACAATTCGTATTTTTCTACTCCACCACCCTGTGTATAGTTACTTCTGAAATCACCTTCCACAACTTTTCTTTTCATTGCACCGATAATTTTATCACCGATAATAACTACACGAATATCACCATCTGTTTTAATATATTCTTGGATGAGAATATCTGTCTCTGGGTCTTGTTTGTAAATCAACTGTACTATTGAATCCAATGCACGTTTAGATTCAACAAAGAGAACACCAACACCACCGGCTCCTCTGAGAGTTTTCATAATGATAGGAAACTTTGCACCTAGTTCCTCTAGTGCAGTATCCACATCATTCTCTGTAGGAACGAGTACAGTCTTGGGTTGGTTCAGTCTAAAATCTTTCAGTCGAACATAACTACGATACTTGTCAGCACAAATACTGATAGTAGTTCTGTTGTTAATACAAGTACAACCAATTCTTTCTAGTTCAGAAATCAAGTCGAGATGACTATCTCTTGTGGGCGTACCTCTAACAAAGACAACCACTTCATGGGAATTGAAATCCATGCTGTTATCTTTATCTTTGATAGTATACTTTCCATCATCAAAAGTTACAGTAGTTCCTTTGAAGTTTGAAATGAAAACTTCCAAACCCATCTTCTTGGCTTGCTTTGAGAACTTTTGTGCAGTAATAGATTTATCACCATGCTCAACAGTGAGAATGATTACTTTGTAACCTGTAGTCTGTACATCTTCTGTAATGAATTCTGAAAAGGATTGTGCCACTTATTCTGCTCTCTTCTTCCCAATGTTGTATTTTGTTTCCAAAATCCATTCATCTTTTTCTTTGAAGGCAATCACCTTGATTTGAGATAGTGGTGCTTTTGGTTCTGCATCACCAACGATTTCAATCAACCCCCAATCACCTAGTAGTCCAGCGATTGAGTTGCGTCTTGATACATCGTTCTCGTTTAGGTTTGTGTCCTTGCCATCAAGAGCAAAGAGTTCCTTGAAATGGACAATATAGTACTTACCCTGTTTGTGTAGAATGTGACAGGACTGATATAGTTTTCTCTCTTTACGAGAGGCGACACCAATACGAGATAGTGTCTCACGAACCTTCAAAAAGTCATCTGGTTCTTTAAGTTTTACTTCTAGCATCTTCTCTGGATGCCATTCAATTTCATTCATTTTCTTCCACCTTTATTCAAACTATTTTTAATAGTGGTTATCTGGTCATCATTTAGTATTGATAGTGCTTGCTTCGCCTTCTCATTACTATAACCATAATATTCCTTTATATACTCCAAGTTTTTCAACTTGTCAGCTTTCACCCAAGGCGCATATCGTTTCTTGGGTCTAACACTATTTAGTAAAAAGTCATATTGTAGTTTGGCGTCAAGGTGGTGACGCATATTCACCTCATTTACCAACATGATAGTGTCATTGAAAGGTGCAATACACTTGTTGATGATAAATGGGTAATACTTCTTCTCCCACATAGGATCATCCGAATCCATCAGATTTTCCTTTGTGAGATTGATTGAGTTTAGATATTCCTTTAGTTCATAACTCATTTGAAGTTCACCTGTGTCATAATCTCAATCATATATGCAAGCATATTGATTTCTTGATCAGCAACAAATGCAGACTTGTAAGAGTAGTCAGCAGTTGCAAGAACCAAGTGAGGCACAGTTTGTGGTTGAACTTCTTCGTACAGGATATCATATACCTTACGGTACATACGAGAGGGGTCATTGTCCAGATTGTTCGCAACCCACTTACGAATAGATTTGAAGTCTTTCTCTTTGAGGAAGTTCACCAAGTCTTTCATATTGGTTTCTGAGATGTTGACAAGAATACCACTGTCAATCATACCAGAGGCAGAATACCTTTGCAGTTCATTGAGAACCCTACGCCAATCTGGAAAGTATTTCTCCACGACACCAGCAACTGCCTTTGGTTCAAACTGGACATCCTCTGTTGAGAGAATGCC